ATGGGCTCTATCTCGATTCGCAAGCGTAAAGACGGCTCGACGGCGTACCACGCGCAAGTCCGCATCATGCAGCAAGGCGTGACAGTTTATCAGGAAACCCAGACCTTCGACCGCAAGACCGCGGCGCAGAACTGGGTGAAGAAAATTGAGACGGAAATGGCCGCGCCTGGCGCTATCGCCAAGTCGAAGCGAAAAGGCGTGACGGTAAAGGAAATGATCGATCGCTACCTGCTGGAATACGAAAAGCTGCGGCCGCTGGGTAAGACCAAGCGCGCCACGCTGAAAGCTATCGGCGAAACCTGGCTGGGCAAGCTGATGGACAAGGAGATCACCAGCCAGAAGATCGTTGAGTACGCGAACGACCGGATGCAGAAAGATGGCATCCAGGCGCAGACGGTCGGCAACGATCTGGCTCACTTCGGCGCGGTATTATCTGTTGCCCGCCCTGCATGGGGTTTCGACATTGATCCGATGGCAATGCCGGACGCCCGCCGAGTGCTACGCAAGATGGGTGCCGTCACTCGCAGCAAGGAGCGCAACCGCCGGCCGACCCTCGAAGAGCTCGACGCCATCCTGAAATACTTCGGCGAGATGCGTGACCGCCGCAAGCAGGAAATCGATATGGTGCGCGTCACTGCCTTCGCTTTGTTCTCGACTCGCCGCCAGGAAGAGATAACTCGCATCCGCTGGGACGCGATGGACGAAGCGCGCCAGTCGGTATTGATCACCGACATGAAGAACCCAGGCCAGAAGTACGGCAACGACGTGTGGTGCCATGTTCCGGATGAGGCGTGGCGCATCCTGCAGTCAATGCCCAAGATTGAAGACGAGGTGTTCCCATACAACTCCCGGTCGGTGTCTGCATCATTCACGCGGGCATGCAACTTTCTTGAAATTGACGATCTGCATTTTCATGACCTGCGCCATGACGGCGTGAGCCGTTTGTTCGAAATGGGGTGGGATATCCCGAAAGTCGCCTCTGTATCAGGCCACCGGGATTGGAATTCGATGAGGCGCTACACGCACCTGAGAGGGAATGGCGATCCATACAAGGGCTGGCCGTGGCTGGAGAAGATAATAGCGGGCCCCAAGATTGAGGCCCGGAAGCGTATCAAGAAACCCGGCGCAGCTTAGCTCGACCCATCAGCTTTTCATGCTCGGTGCGCGCCTGCCCGTGCTGGGCGTCGAGGTATGCGGCCAAGTCGTTGAGGTGAACGCCTCGGGCTGCTTTCTGGCTGCTCTCCATGCGAACCAACGGCAGGTCGATTTCACCCGAGGCGACCTTCATCTTCATTTTTTCCGGCGTGAGGTGGCTGAAGTAATCGGCGCACACCCGCTCAAGCGGGATGATGGCCTGGCCGCTGTACTGCGCCATCAGTAGAAATGCTGTGTTCATGTTTGCTCCGGGCCGCGCTGGGCGGCGGAAGGGGTTAATCCCAGTCCCGGCTCAAGGCCGGACGGGTTGCGGGAGTGGTTTCAAGGGTGTGCAGGTCGAGCAGCGTGAAATAGCCGCGATCAGGCATCCATCCGGCGGTATCGATATGGATGACGTTGCCGAGCCTGGCGGGAGAGCGGATAGGCGTGTGTCCGACGACCAGGGCGCGGACACCTTCGACGCCATGTGTTTCCTGACGCTCGAACCGGCTGCGCGACCACATGCAGCTGTTCTGCACCTGTTTTAGCTGCTTGTTGCTTTCGGGTGACTCCAGCTCGGTGCGCAACTGGCCCCAGGAAGGAAACGGGCAATCTGCGTGAACTATTCCGATCAGGCCTTGGGCCGTCTCCACTTCAATCGCAATCGGCAAGTCCTGGAACATAACCTGGTAGTTCTGCTGCTCTGTCAGCGGCAGACCAACGAACCAAACGCCGCCGTTGTACATCCAGTTGCCGATATCGCAGGTGTCAAATCGGCACACGTAATCGTCATGGTTGCCACGTACCGGGTGGAACCATGGCTTGTTCAGCCACTTGATCACGTCTTCGCACTCGGGCCCGCGGTCAACCAGGTCACCAACACTGAACAGGCGGTCGACGGCGGGATCAAATCCGGCTGCATCAAGCGCGGTCTGTAGCCGGGTGAAGTGCCCGTGAATGTCGCCAACCGCGAAATCCCGGCCAGCAGTATTTGCGGCGAAGCGCTTCACGCGCGACACCTCGATATTTTCGAGCATGCGGAATACCTCGCCCGCCGCTCACCGGCAGGCATATAGGGGGATGGAGTAATGGCGTTTTGCCTAGATTCCGTTAGGAGGCCAAGGCGTGTACAAGTTTGTAAAAACTGACATGTTCAAAGGAGGGCACGTGTCACACAATGCAGATATTCCGATTGCTCACGTCTACCGCGGCCGAACGATGTTTCTCAAGTTCGAATGGAGCCGCCCAAATGACGAGGTGCCTTCTTCGGCCAAGATCATCGAGCCGGCACCCATCAACGGCCTGGGCGAAGTTGCGGCTGAATTGACTGGTCCGTGGCCCGATTACCCATCGGCGCTGAGTGAAGCTATGGCTTCAGCAGAGCGGTGGGTGGATAGTCAGTTGCCCGGACCCTAGGCGCCGGCAGGCATGTAGGGGGATTGGGGTTAGGCTTGTTTGGGGCGGAGGTAGCGCTGGCACTGACACTGCAAATCGTCGCAGTGCAGCTCGCCAACCCATTCAGGGAATTGGTCGCCCTCGTAACGCTCAATGCGGGAGTGAACGAGCCCGGTGCGCTTCACGTCTCTAACAAAGCGATGCAGGTCTTTGGTGTTGTCATCGCGATCTGGGCTATCCCAGCGGCTCATTACCAGAAGACCGCAATTTGTCTTTCCGTGGTCCATCCAGCCGAGACTCTTCGGTGCATCGTTCATGGCCTTGGCCCCTTGTAGATGAAGACGTAGGCGAACCAGAGGGGGGCGATCATGGCGTCACCCGCGGGCTTTCCTCGGCAACCTGGCAAGAGCCACAGCCATCACCGCACGCGCCGCAGAAGTCTTTGCCCGCGGCTACTGCTTCGACTTCACGTTGCAGGCCTGGGGCGCGGCGAGCCCATTGAACATATGGGCCGTCCTCGGTATCGAAGATCCCCATCAAGAACCACTCAGGGCCTGGCGATTCAGGGCTCCAGGCGGTGCACGCAGCGTCCTCGTCAGGTAGATCCTCGAGCTCGTCGCCAGAGTGCCAGCCTTTCAGTTCCAGCCCCTGTTCCTTGACCCAGGCGATGTAGGGCGCCGGGTCTTCGCCTTCGCCAAAGCTCGGGATGTTTGGGTGATACCACCAACCATCCGCATCGCGCTTGACCTCGGCCGGCCCGAAAGGCTTGTTCCCGCTGTGCTCTCCGCACAGAGTTACGAAGTGCACGTCCGAATACTCGCCGCCGCCACTGGTGATCCTCGACTTGCAGCCGCAAGCTGCCGACGCGCCATTGACGAAAGCAATCTCTACAGCGTCTGTAGTTTCCATTGGGCGATACCTGTCCTTGCCGCTATAGCGGCTGACTTTGAAGGGGGAGGGGTTACAGGTTTTGCGGGTGGAGTACGGATGTACTCCTATCGGGATTTGGCGCTCTGCCGCGACAGCTCAAGGGCATCTTCGCCTTGCTGAGTCATTTCCCACAGTGCAGGGCTGCGCTGCACACGATTCAGTAGGCCGAGCTGGGTCAGCAGGTCAAACCAGTGTCGTCCTATGTCGGCGCCTTGCCCGTCGTCCGCGCACTCCTGAAAGCGTTCCAGCTTGCGGATCACCTTTTCGGCGAATGGGTGCGTCGGCGCTACTGGGGCGGGCTGCTCGGCGCCTGCACTGAGTTTCGGCTCGTCGAGCATTGGGAGCCATCCGACCGGCGTCCCTCTACCCTCTGTGAAGTGGTCGTGAGACCAGCACCATCCGGCAAAGCGCCAAACGTCTTCACCGTCGTTGTCGAAGTTGTTGGCGCCAATGGTGGGTGCTTGCTCCGCGTCTTCCGTCGAATGATCTTCGAACTCAACCAGCAAGCGCACCATTGTTCCGTCAGTCGGCGCGGTTGCCATATCGCGCCAGCCTGGGTCGTGATCCTCTTGAACTCCGCAGGCGGTGCACACAATAAGGTGGCTGCCATCGTCCGTCCATTCATGCGCGCAAGGTGCAGGCGCATCCAGCAGGGCGCGCAGCTTCTCAATTACCGCATCCCCTGCATCCGTTATCTCGTATCGAGAGAAGCCGGTCGGACGGATAAGGCCCAGGCGCGCAAGAGACTTCATGCGATCTTTCGGCACGTCGTACCCCTGGCCGTCTTCGCACGTATCGTAGAAGCGCAGGATGTCGCGTTCTTGCTGTTTGGTCAGCGTGATCGACACCGACAGGTCACGCAGCACACCATCATTCGCTTGGTTTTGGCTCATACAGCCTCCCTCGTTACCAGATCATGGGCATTCACAACCGTCATGCCGAGGTGATTGGCAATCAGGACTTCGAGCTGGGCGCCCTTCGATTCTTGCCAGCCGGGCAGGGTGGCCACGGTGTCGCAGTCCATCAGGGCGGCAATGTCGCGGCGCATGCAGTCGTTCCAGGTGCCGCCGTCAGGGTTGAGTTCGGCGGGGTTGGTGACGGTGTGGCCGCCAGCGCGCAGGTTGGTGGTCATGGCGTGGAAGGCGGCGAAGTTGAGGCCGGGCAGGCCGGTCATGGGGCCGCTGAGGTAGATGCGCTTCATGCTGCCTCCTTTTGCTCTTCCGGCTTGCGGATCAAGCCAAGGCGCACGCCTTCATCGCGAACAATCAATATGTCGTCGCCATAGCCCCACGGATTCTCGAAACCGTTATCCATCACGGGTTGGAAATACCCGTATCGCATCGTCTTGCCAGTGAGTACGAACGCACCGATAGACCCAGCCAGGCTCTTCAGTGTGCCGCCGTGCGAGAAGCCATCCCACGGGCCTTCTCTCGTAACGTTGATGCGGGCCCCGGTGTAGTCATCGAACAGCCAGACGATGTTGCGGCGGCCATTGAGAGCGAGGTATGCATCGTGCCCAGCGCCCTTGTTACGAAAGAAGCACCGGCCGCAGTTGGCGATCACCCTGAGGAATTCATTCGCAGCGATGATCCGGTCCAGGCGCTGCTGGCCGATGGTTTTGCTTTCTGTAGGCATGGGGAGTCCTTGCCGGGCCATGCCCGGGCGGTGGAGTGGGGATTGGTTCGTTCAGCCGCCGCAGTACCCTGAGTCGCACTGAGCGGGGAACATTTCCATCTGATCGCGGGGCCTGGGCGCTGCCGCCCACTGCACAACGGCGCGAATGCCAACAGCACCTTTGCGGCGCGCCGTGCGAAACATAACGCGGGGCTTGCCCTTCTTGGTGAAGCCCAGGTCTTTCTCGGTGATGTCGATCAGTTGGATCCTGTCCTCGGAAAGGAGTCGGATGTCGTCGATGTTCGCGTTGATGCATGGGTAGCATTCAAGCGATCGGTGAGGGAGCGGATCGAAGCCTGCCCGATAAAGCAGGGCGTCACGCATTGCATCGTCATGTCGCACCAGGGGCTGCCAAAGCTCCCGATTGCCATGCCGCACCGATTCCACTACATGCTCTTCGGCATCTGAACGGTGACGGCTTTCGCTACGGCGGACGCCTGTCATTGCTGTGGCTTCTTTATCTGGGTCGTTGGCATCGAGCCACTCCAGAGCTGGAAGCACCTTGAGCTCCGCCGTGCAGAATTGGCCCTGCCCACCTGCACCGGGCCAGCCGCGCTTGCGCTTTACCAGTTCGAGCATCCCCTCCGATTCGGTGCGGGCGGTGGTGAATCCGTAGCCCTTGGCCAGCGCCTCGCCGTTGGTTACACGGTCGGCCCACCAGGATGCAGACCATCCTGTGTCGGAGTAGAGGCACACGACATCCTTCAGGCCGCGCTCATGCGCCCACTGGATCAGGGCGATGGAGTCGTTCCCGTAACTGCAGAACAAAACGTGTATAGGGGATCCTCGCCGGCTGGCGTGATTCGTTGATGGGGTATGGTTATTCGTCGTGACAGATGCGGAGCGATTCGCGGTTGTAGGCGAGCTGCAATTTTGCCGACACGTTTTCGGGTATCACGTATTCGTGTCGCGGAGGCGCTAGGAACTGAGCTGAACCCGCTGGGCCCAGGCCGTGTAGGTGGTGAATCATTAGGGTCATGGCCTCGCCCTGTTCCTCGAGGCCGTGCCAGGCCATCAGGTCAGCCAAGGCTTGGCGGGTGCCGGCCATGGTGTGGAGTCGCAATTCTTCCTCGCCGCGAGTCTTTCGCCTCGCCGCAGTCTTTGCCGATCGTTCTTTCTGCGCGGCTGCCATGGCCTACCTCTTCAATTCCGCTGGCCGGCACGTCCAGCCAGGTCTGTCGTTTGCGTTGTTGGGGTCTGGAGCGTCTCACGCTGCGACCTTCACCTGATGCCAGGCGCCGGCGGCGTAGAACAGCTTCGCGGCTTGGGCTTCGTCCATTGAGATTTCGTCCGGAATGGCGATCCAGCCTGACGCCACCATGTGGGTAGGGTTCGCGCTGTTGCGCCGCTCCAGGTAGTAATGCTCGATCGCATCCGTGAGGCGCTCGACCTTGTAAATGCCCTCCGGCGATATCTCGACCGACTTGATGTACTCGGCGCCGCGCTCGTCTCGACACATGGCGGCGATGTAGATCGTCCAGCGGTAGGAGAAGTCGAATATCGCGTTAGCGATCGCAAGGCTGCGAATCTGCTTGCAGCTCTTCCAGTTCGCCATGATCTGGCTACCGCTGGGGTCGATGTTCACGACCGCGACGTGGTTGGTGCGCAGTAGCGCCCGGCAGCTGCGTTCAGCCCGGGCGAAACCGTTGTTGGGTTTGCGTTTCGACTTCATAGCGAGTCCGCCATTTTGCGCAGAGCCTTTCGGTCGGCGGCCGATATCGGCTTCGGCCGGCGCTTGAGGACCGTTTCAGGGTCTATTTTGTTCGAGCGGGGCGGTGGCAGCGGATTGCGCGGCGGGCTTTTCAGTTGATCGATCCGCCCGCCGGCGGCCAGGTACTGCGCGATTCGTTCAGAGATCGATTCGGCGTCCGGTCGGTGCTGCTCGACGAGGTTGAGGTGGTTGCTAATCATGCCGCCGCCCTGACCAGCTTCACGCCGGCCATGCTGAACTTGGCGCCCTGGGCGGCGACCATCGCGTCGAGCGCGTCCCAGTCCACGGTCAGCACCGAAATAGGGGCTTGGCCGTAGGCGACAGCTTTGATCAGCGACTCCAAATCGAACACTTCAGCCTGCAGGTTCACCGGTGTCGCGGTTGCAGTCGATGGTTTCGAGGCAGACTGAACCGGCGCCGCAGCTTTCATCGGTGCCGGGCTGGCAACTGGAGCCTGTTCGACCGGCGCCTTGGCCTTTGCCTCGTCCTCGATTCGCTTCAGCTCCTGATGGCGGATCTGCTCGCGCTGTGCTTCGGCTTTTTGCTCCTCAGCCTTCTGGTGCTCAGAGATTCGCACCTTGATCAGTGCGACCAGGTCATCGTTGGCCTTCAGAACAAGCTGTTGGATGTCGTTGAACAAGAATGCATGGTCGGGCGCGAGCTCGGCAAAGCTGTTCAAATTCAAGCGAATTGCATCTGCTGACTGGCTCGCGGCGATTTTTGCTCGAGCCAGCTCGGTATCGACGGCGTCCTGCAGACTGGCAATGGTGCGTTTGTTCTTCATCGCGCCGGCGAAGTCGGAAGCAACCGCTGGCAGCGTTACCCGGCCCAGTGTTTTATTGATGGCCGCGACGTGATCCGCCAGCGCCTGCTCAGCCTCCTGCTTGATGTTGGTCTTCACCAGCAGCTCTTGAGCCTTCACAAGCTTGTCGACCTTCAAGCGCGTCTCGCGAGCATGTGCGCTGATTCGATCAAGAGACGAGAAAAGCTCGTCAATGCTTTGGGTTTGGGAGAGCGCTTGTTTCTTCGCTACCGCAACCGCTTCTTCGACATCGCCACACCACTTGACCGCCTTTTTGGCGTCGGCAAAGTCTTGGTCGGTCTGCAGCGTGGTTTTTACCGAGTCAATGACCGCCAGTGCCGACTGCTCAAACACTTTCAGGTTGCTGGCGGTAACCATGCCGGTCAGCTCAATGCGCAGCGCTGGCAGCTCGTCCGGGGCCTTGCCGACCACGATTGATGGGGTGTCCGCCACTTCGTGCGCAGCGAGATCCGCCTCGAACTGTTTCCAGCCTTCGACCAACTGCTCGGCGCGGCCCGCGACCGGGCGATATTCCATACTGACAAAGTTTTCGGCGGTGCCGTCGGAGCAAACAAAAATCACCCGCTCGGCACCACTGACCAGCAACTGCTGTTCAAGCTGCCAGTAATAATGGGGATCGAGCTCGCCAGCCTTTACCTGAGCGACCAAGGATTCATTCCAGAGTTTGTGCTCGAACAGCGTCTCGCCGAGCATCGTCGCACCGTCCATCGAGGCGAGCAGGTTGCCCAGCGTGCCGACAACCGGATACAACTCTTCGCCGATCTGCACTTCTACCAGCGGGCGGGCCGCCGCTTCAGTGGCGTGGCCTTTGTCGAAGATGAACTGCTGTGACGGCGTGACGTCTGGAGTAATACCGGTCTTCTTCAGGGTCAGCAGTTCGGTACGGGTCTGGTACTTCGAGGCGCCCATCATGGCGGGGGCTTCGGAGGCGGTGAAGTGCTGGGCGCGCAGGGCGTGCCACTCGGCGGAGCCTTGAGCTACGTTGTGAATTTTCATGCGGCTTCACCTTCAAGTGGCTTGAGCTGGTTGATGGAGTCAATCTGTTCGGCGGTCAGCGTGTATTTGCTGCTGACAGTGGCGATGACTTGTTCGGGCGACTTGCCACCTTCGATTGCCTTCCGCCATTTCGGCAGGTTCTCTGTCAGCTTCTCGTCGGGATACGCCTCAAGCTCCGTCGGCGCCGCGATCTTGGCTACGCTGGCGAGCGGCTGGCCGTTCTCGCGCTCTTTCGGCATGTCCTGCAACTCTTCCGCGACCGGCATGCCGCGCAACACATCAGGGAACACGTCACGCAAGGCGAAAGCTCGGGCCCGCATTTGGCGCATTCGCTTCGGGTGTTGGGTCCAGGGGCCTTGCTTGCCCATCAAACCCGCAGTTTTTGCATCGTCCATGTCGAAGGTGCGGACCTGCTCGTCTTCGCCGCGGCGCTTCACTCGGCAGGTTGCCGTGTGTCCGTCGTCGCTTTCGTAGACGTACTCGCAAAGAGGGGAGCCGCGCACCAGGGCAATCACTGCGTCACCCCAGAGCGCCGGGCGCCCGTTGATGACCGCGATGTTCTGCATCGCTTGCAGCGGCTGCAGGCCCAACTCCAAACCCCACTGGATCGCAACCAGGATGTTGCCCGGGTTGCCGAGGAACTCTTTCGGCACAATGGTTGACTTGGCCAGGATGTCGGCGAAAGCCATTGCCTCGGTCAACGATGACGGCGTTAGGCTGAAACTTTGCTTGGTGGTTAATTCGGACACGACAGAATCCTTGCCGCGACATGCGCAGCGATTGAATGCTTGGGTTATTGAGTGATGCGATCGGCGAGAGCGCTGAGCAACATCACGAAAGTAAAGAATGCGAGTGCTATGGCAGACCCGCGCCAGAAGCAGTAGCGCTTGGCTCTTTGGTAGGAGGTCATGGCTTTGTTTCCGGGAAAATTCGCCGATAAACCGGATATGGATTAATTACCTCCGCATCGAACATTTTCTCGTAACGACGACGAGCATTTTCTGCGGCTTTCTTTGAGTAGAAGAATTTGTCAGCGCCTGATATTTCAACCATCCAGCCAACAGGGTGATCACAAATCTCTTGGACGCTCACATTGCCACCTTGCAAGTCCAGCGGCCCGCACACTTGCAAGGCTGCTCGATCCATTTCACTTCGGCCAAAAGCAAGAAGCCTCGATTTCTCAAGGCTTCCACGATTCCTGTAAATGATCCGGCGATGATGGTCATGACACCTCCTTGCGCCGGGCAACAATCTTGTTGAGGCGCCCGCAGTAGTGGTTGAATTCGGCGATGGTGATGCGATCGTCTAGCATCATTTCGCTCAGCGTTTTCTGGATCATCACCGACCAGCTGACCGGTGTTTGGCTATCTTCAAGGGTCTCAAGCTCTTCGCCGATCAGTACGTGAGGGCTCATAGATCACCATCCACATCGTCTTCACGCTCTTCCCGTTCTGCTGCAACAGCGTCGGCGGCGTATGGCTTCAGAAGCTCCATGGCGATGCGCTCGGCGGCTTCTATGGGACGCTGCTGGCCGATCAGGTCGGCGGCGTGTGTCCTGGCATCGCTCTGACTTCCAAGGATTGCCGAAAGGAACAGTCGGGCGAGTGAGTCGCGCTCATCCAGTCCGTCTATTTGGCGCTGATTCAGGATGCCTTGCAGATAGGTGCAGTACCGGTCGAAGGTCACGACCTGCGGACGGCCAAAGCGCCGCTTCCACTTGATGTCCATGCCGCACACCAACTGCTCGGCCGAGTGTTCCAGCCATTCCTGTTCCGGGTTCGCCTCGCTGATATCTGGAGGCAACTGAGCGTCGTAACGCTCCTGGCATATCTTCAATGCTGCGTTCATAGTCGCCTCCAGGGTGGCGGGTTAGTCGTAGTAGTCCAGGTCGGCCAGATATTCGGAATGCTCATTCAAAAGCCATTCCTCCATCGAGGCTATCTCGGAGTCAGTCATGAAACTGGTGTCTTCTTCTGCCTTCCACTCGATGTCTACGCTGCCGTAGTACTCGTCGGGGTCAGATGCCGCAGGGCTAAAAGTCCCTTTCGATCCTGAGAAGGAAACTACGGCCAGGTTGATAGCGATGTCCTCGCCATCCTTGACCGTCCAGTATTCATAATTGCGGGCCATTATTTTCTCCGATCTGGTAGGGCTTCCAAATACCTCCAGGGGGACTAGAGGCATTTGTGAAACCAGATGGCAGGCCTGAAACAGCAGGTCGCCATCTGCGCACAATCCAGCTACTGGCTACGGATCGTGGTGGGTCGTCAAAGGTGATTGATGCAGGGGGCGGCCTTGCGCCGTGTGTAGTGGTCGTCCGCATCCGTCTGCACACTCGGCGGAATGGACAGAGGTGATGCGGTCAAAAGAAAACGATGCAGCAAGGACCGTCGTAGCCTTCCTCGCATACAAAGGCCTGGGACTGACCGGTAGATACCGTCCAGCCTTGAACGTAAACGGTGCCAGCGAAACGGCTTTTGATCATGATTTGCATTTTTTTTGTCCTCGTTTGATTTTCCGGATGACCCTGTCGCCAAGGTCATCGAGGAAATCTGTTTTCTCCACCACGCAACACTTCCGAGTCGTCTCTCACCGGCGTCGCACATTTCGTGTTCGATGCTGTTCCGGTTTGGAAGCGTGGTTTCGCGTACTCACATGAGGGAGTACGGCAGCTACCAGAGGCTGCATGGACGACGGTTTAGCTTTCTCACCACCGGGGTTGCCGGTACGTCGTTGGGTCACGTCAGGTTGTGTAAAGAGCGGGTCAGGCCGTGAGGCCCTGGCGAGTCCCTGTTGGGTGACTCGATGGGGTGAACATTACGCGCTGTAATAATCATCGTCAATACTCGATGTAATAAATTTTTGAGGTTCCGTAATAAATTATGCCGGGGCAGGATTGCCGCCGAATCGCGGGCATAAAAAAGCCCGCTCAGTGGCGGGCCTATTTGGCGGTTTGGTCTACTTCTTTTTGGGGGATCGGCGGACGGTTGACCACCAGAAGACCCGGCCAAGCATCTTGATCTCTTCGCGGTATTGCTCCGAGGTCATTATCTCGTCGGGGAATTCATCGGCGTTCTCGCTGCGTATCCTTATAGCGCCACCAGGGAGCCGGTACAGATATTTTACGCGAAGCATGCCTTCGTGGTTGAAGGCATAGATCTCGCCGTCGATGACCGATGTGTCGGCGCGGTCGAAGCCGATAGCCGCGCCATCCAAGATCAGTTTTTCCATGCTTTTGCCGCGAACCCTGGCCACCGCCGCGTTCTCACACTCAACACCTGCTGCTCTCAAGGTGGCGCTGCTGAAACGAAGCGTCCTGTCTGCAACCTCCATCACAACTGTCATACCGTCTCCGCCGGCAAATTCGACTTCTGCATAGTAGGGGACTGCACACTCATCCTCTTCCAGAGGATCGCCATCACTCCATACCGCCATATCCCCCAGGTACTCAGCATTCGCCTCAACGGGTCGTTGCGCGGGCGAGGGGGCGCCGTTCTCGCGGAACACAGAGGCAAGTCCCAGATATTCCAAAAGGGCGCTGATCTTTTCAAGTGATGGTTCTCTGCGACCGCCAAGCCAATGAGCGACCGCACCCTGGGTGACGCCCATCTGTTCGGCGACCTGATCCTGGGTGATCTCGAGTTCCTTCATTCTGGCCTTTGCCAGTTCGTACCATTTCTTCATCTGCACATCATTACGCCCTGTATACCCTCGCGCCAGTCACAGCGCGTAATGCCGCTTGCGCAATAAAATTACAGAAAGTAATATCTGCTCAAGAATACGGAGAAACCCTATGTCCAACATGAAGACGATTCGCGAAAAGGTCGGCGTCACCCAGGCCGCACTGGCCAAAACGGTAGGCCTGACCCAAGGCGCTATCGCTCATTACGAGAACGACCGCCGCAAGCCAGGCCTTGAAGAGTGCCGACGCATTGTCGACGCCCTCAATGCCAGCGGGGCCGCCGTGACCCTGGATGACGTTTTCCCGCCACTGAATATCCCGGCCCTTACAGCCGCTTAACCCTCTCGAACAACCAAGGAGCCTCACCAATGGCATATCACGATACGCGCCACCTGAAAGACCGGGAGATCAAGTCCCGCTATGACGACGAAACCTACGAGGCGCTGAAGGCTGTCGCGCGCCTGCACAAGCTCCAGCTCGCGGTTTTCGTTCGCATGTGCGTCGAGGAAAAGCTGGAAAGCATCGTTGAGCTGGATGTTAACGGGAAACACATGCAGGCCTGAAGGCCCTGAAAGGAGGCTCTGTGCCTGAAACCACGATCTGCCACGGGATCGATGGGCGCCTCTACGAAAAGCTTGAACGACTGGCAAAAGCCGCAGGCATGTCGCCTGACGAGTACGCCGCAAAGCTTGGAGCAGAACGCTTTTTCGAAAAGACCAGGCCAAAAGGGGCCGGAAAAATCCGACACCTTCCAACACCACGGCGCGACCCGCCGCAGGACTTAAAAGGGCCTGAAAAAGGAGGGACTGATGAAGGACGCAAATAGTACAAACCAAATCGCAGGCGAAAAAAAACCACCTGGCCGGGTGGTTCTTTCGACTGCATGGGTAACTCATCTCTGGAGCGAATAATGAACGAATCGAACAAAACAGGCAAGGGCCTCTCAAGTCCCGCGCCACGAAATGAAGATGATGAAAACGTGGCGCGCCAAACCATGAGTTCCAGGGAGATCGCTGAACTCACTGGAAAGCGCCATCCGGACGTCAAGCGCGACATCCAATCCATGCTGTCCGAGCTTCAAGAAGATGTGAGCAGTTTTGCTCATATCTATCTCGACTCAATGCGTCGTGGGCAGACGGAATATTTGCTGGACCGCGAGCACACCGATTGCCTGCTGACTGGCTATAGCCCTCTGCTGCGTATGCGGGTTATCCGACGCTGGAGGGAATTGGAGAGCGTGGTCCTTGAACCACTGAAGAAAATCAACGGCGCAAAGGTCAATGGCGAGATCGCCATTTTCGAATGCTTCACGCGCCTGTTGAAGCCTTCGCCATCCAGTCAGATGTTCATGCTTTCCAAGATAGCCGCCAACAACGGCCTGGAATCCAGTTTTCTGCCTGGGTACGCGATTGACGCTGCACCAGATGCTACTGGCGGCTCATCTATGCAGTCGAAGCCGGTCAGCGACTTGCTCAAGGAAAGTTTCATCGCAAGCTCTGCCGCAGCTTTCAATCGGCTGCTTGAAGCTCACGGCTTCCTCAAAAAGTGCCAGCGCAACAGCACCAAGCGCGGCGTCGTTGAGTTCTGGTCGATCACTGATAAGGGCCTCAAGTACGGGAAAAACCTGACGAGCCCTAACAATCCCCGCGAGACACAGCCTCATTGGTATGTGGATCGCTTCATCGAATTGGCCGCCATCGTTGGCAAGGGGGCCAAGTGATGGCAGCTCTTCCGTACATGCAGTTCTACGTCGCCGACTACTTGGCCGACACCACACACCTGACTGCCGAGGAGCATGGCGCCTACATGCTCCTGCTGTTCAGCTACTGGCAGACCGGCAAGCCACTGCGCATTGACCGCCTAGCTACGGTCGCACGCATCCCCAACGACCGTTGGCCTTCCGTTGCCGAAACGTTGAGTGAGTTCTTCCACATCACTGAAACGCACTGGATTCAGTTCCGCGTTGAGTCTGATCTTGAGTCGGTCAACAGCAAGGTGGTGACTGCTTCGAACGCAGGAAAGGCCTCTGCGAAGGCAAAAGCACTCAAAAAACAACAGGAACTCAACGACCGTTCAACGTCCGTTGACGATCCGTTGCAACGGAATGGCAACCATATAGATACAGATACATATACAGATAAGAATAGAACTACCCCCTTACCCCCAGAGGGGGAGGACCTGTTCCCAAAGTTCTGGGCTCTGTACCCACGGAAGCAGGACAAGGCCAAAGCTCAGAAGGCGTGGACGAAACTCAAGGTCACTGACGAACTGTTCAACCTGATCGCCAAAGGACTCGCCGCGCAGGTTGTGTCTGGTGACTGGCTCAAGGACGGCGGCAAGTACGTCCCAATGCCGACCACCTGGCTCAACGGCAAGCGCTGGGAGGACGAGGTCAAGCCATCCAGCAACGTGCACCAGTTCCCGCAATCGCGTCACACCGGTTTCGCTGAGCGTGACTACACGGCGGGCATGACGCCTCGCGGGGATGGCACCTATGACTTCTGAATCCCCGAGTGTCGACTTGACTGTGCACGACTTGGAGCGGCGCTTCGGTGTTGTCTCCAAGCAGGCTGCCGAGTGCCCAACGCACGGTGCCTATGCGTCAATCATCCGCAAGAACACAGACGCCGCCTCTGGATGCCCCGGCTGCGCTGCTGACTTGCAACTGAGGCGCGATCAGGACGAACAGCGTGCGATGTATGCCCGAATCGCCGAAGAGCGCCTGGAGCGCAAGCTGGGAGCTTCCATGATCCCGAAACGGTTCATGGGCAAGAACTTTGCCGACTTCGTTGCAGGCACCGAGGCGCAGAAGGCCAATCTGGCGAAATGCGTTGAGTACGCCGAGCAGTTCCCGCAGCACCTGGAAGACGGCCGCTGCATCGTGATGACCGGCACACCAGGTACCGGCAAGACGCATCTGGCTGCCGCTATCGCGGGCCACGTCATCGTCAATCACAACGCCACAGCCGTGTACCGCACCGTCGGCGGCCTGCTCCAGTTCATCAAGGGCAGCTATGGCGACCGGGCGGAATACACCGAGGCCGAGGCATTCGCCAGTCTGGTCGAGCCATCGCTGCTGATCATCGACGAAGTGGGGGCCACCAAGCCGACCGAGTTCGAACTGGCCACCTTGTTCGCCGTGATCAACGGGCGCTACGAGGCTCAGCTGCCGACCATCGTGATCTCCAATATCGACGCCAAAGAGTTGGGCGCTGTGCTGGGTGATCGCTCGGTTGACCGTCTGCGTGAGGGTCGCGGCATTGGGCTGGTATTCGAAGGCGCGTCTGAGCGCAGCAAGCGGAGGGTTTCTTGATGAATGACCAAAAAATGTACTGCTCGTTCTGCGACAAAAGCAATGCGGAAGTTTCGATGATGCTGGCTGGTCCGAGCGCCCATATCTGCGACCAGTGCGTCCGAGTTTGCGTCGAGACCCTTCAAGCCAATGGCTTCTGGCCGGTCGCAACCACTGACAGGCTTCGTCGCGGGCTCATGGCTCTGGCTGCGTACATCGGCCCGAACTGCACCACCGCTGTGAATCTGGCGATGGGTGACGCTCCGACAGAAAAGGAGCCATCCCAATGACCCCACTCCAACGCAGCACCGTACAAACCCTACAGGCCGAAGGCTTCACGAACACTCGCCACCACGGAGACATGGTGCTGATGAGTCGCGGGGCAGATCACCGTTTTGTTCGGGCTGACGGCAGCCAGAAACGTGCACAGCATTTTGAGCGGGGTGTGTGATGAGTGAATTTGTGAGTGTGAAGACGCAGGACCTGTCGGGCGCGGCGCTGCTGGTTCTGAACGCTCACGCAAACTCCTTGGATGTTCCATTCCCTCACTGGATTGGTGGTGCTGACGCTGACCAGGGTCCGTCCTACTGCCGGTCATGCGCGGAAGCAGAGGTCGCAGCAGGGCGTGCTGAATACGTCGATGGCGGATGGCAGCAAGAAAATGACGGCTGCTGTCACTGCGAAACCTGCGGGCGCCTGCTCGATTACACGCTGACCGAATACGGCGCCAGCGAAGAGATTGATCACTACATGGGCACCGAACTTGCGGGGCCGATCTCCCCGGAGGATGCATTCCACATCGCGAAGATGCTTGAGCAGGATGAAAAAAATCCTCAGGCACTCTCGATTGGTATTCAGGCTGCGGAACTGATCAAGGCTCAACAATCGGCCATCGAAGCCGCAGGCCTGAAGGTGAAGCCATGACCGACTGCACCGAACTGAAGCGGCTGGCTGAGAATCATCTCTCACTTGGGCAGGCCTACACGGTAGCTAAACCATCCGTACTTCTGGCCCTGATCGCAGAGAACGAGCAGTTGGCCAAGACCGCTGACTGCTGGGACAGGCTGAATGTCCAGAACAAGGCGCTCAGCGATTCGTTCAGGGCCGAGCGCGACCGTCTCCGCGCCGAAGTCGCCGGCCTACGCACCGGCTACGAAGCCTACGAGCAGGTGAATGCTGAGCTGAAGGCTGAGGTTGAGGGGCTGCGCAAGGATGCTGAGCAGTGGCGGGCCCTTGTTAGGCGAGCGGAGAGCCCTGTGATTGGCTACACAGGCTGCGTGACTTGCGGCGTGTACACGGATCATGGCGGCCTGTCATGCCCGAAAATGCGAGCAACTGCCGACGCCGCCCTGGGCCAGGGAGGCGAAAGCAATGAGTGCTCGTAAAACCCTGATTTTCGGAGTCGGCATCAATGATGCTGATTATGTCACCCGCTCTACCAAGGTGGTCGACGGCCATCAGAAAACAAACTGGCGCTGCCCATTTTATCAGGCGTGGTCAAATATGCTTGAGCGCAGCTACTGCCCAAAATACAAGGTAAGAAAGCCAACATATGCCAAGTGTGAAGTGGCCGAGGAGTGGCTGACATTTTCAAACTTCAGGGCCTGGATGGTCCTTCAGGACTGGCAGGGTAAGCATCTAGATAAAGATGTTTTACTGCCTGGAAACAAGATTTACGGGCCTGACTTTTGCGTTTTCATCTCAGCGAAACTGAATTCATTTTTGGTCGGCCTCGAAACCTCAAGATCAAAGCTTCTGCCTGGAACTCACTTTCAGAAGAGCAGTGGAATGTTTAATCCCCAGTGCCGTAATCCATTCACTGGGAAGCAAGAGCATCTTGGATACTTCGTCAATGAGCAGGAATCCCACGATGCATGGAGGCGGAGGAAGCAAGAACTAGCTGAAATGTATTCAGCGCTTCAGTCCGATCAGCGCATTGCGGCGGCACTCCGGGCGCGATTTGCAAGTTTCACGGAGGTCGCGCAATGACCAAGCCAGCCAAGCCTCGCCAAATGCCCGTGTACCTGGTGCTGCGCCGCCTGGTCGATCCGGCTACCGGCAAGGAGGTGGCCGCTTTCGTGCCGTCCTCCGACGCTGACCGGTCGATCCTGCGCGAGCGTGAATTCAAGATGAACGCGAAGATCCGCGCCGACCTCAAGCAGCCGCGCAACCCACGATTCAACGGTTTGGTCCACGGCCTGGGCCGGGTGCTGAGCCAGAACATCGATCGGTTCTCCGGTAAGCAGTCCCACGACGCGATCAAGGCCCTGCAACTGGAGTCTGGCGTTTACTGCGACGAGGAAGCGTTCGACATCCCTGGCCTGGGCCAACTCACCCGCAAGACACCCCGCAGCCTTTCCTATGACTCGATGGGGGAGGAGACATTCCAAGATTTCTGGCGCCAGTGCTGCGCGTACCTGGTGCTGCATGACTGGCCGACGCTCACGGAAGAGCGGCTGACCGAAATGGCGGAATTTGAAGCGTTCAAGGAGGCGGCATGAAGCGCACCCCACTGCAACGTAAAACTCCGCTCAAGTCTGGTGCACCACGCCGAAAGCGCTGCCCAGAGTGCCGAGTGATGTTCACACCCTCCAGAGATACGCAGGCGGTGTGCGGCGAGATCGAGTGCGCCATCGCCTACGGCAAGTCGGAGAAGGGCCAGGCGAGCGCCAAGAAGGCCCTGGCGGATGTTGGTCGCAAGGACATCAAGGTCCGTAAGGAGAAGCTGAAGAGCAGGGCGGATCACCTCAAGGATACGCAGCACGCATTCAACGCCTGGATACGTGCTCGTGACGCCGGACAGCCCTGCATCAGTTGCGGAACCACTGCGGATGTTCAGTACTGCGCGGGCCACTACAGGACGACTGGTTCATGCCCTGAACTGCGCTTCGAGCCGCTGAACGTCCATCTCCAATGCAACAAGAACTGCAACCTATCGAAGTCCGGAAACATCCTCGGCTACCGCCCGCGCCTGCTGGAGAAGATAGGTGCCGAGATGCTGGCCTGGATCGAAGGGCCTCATGAGGCCAAGAAGTACACCATCGAGCAACTGAAGGCGATGACCGCCGAATACCGGGCAAAGACCAGAGAACTCAAGAAGGGGCAGGCAGCATGAAGATCAACTCAGCGCGCCAGGCTTGGCATGACTGCAAGTACAACCCGGCCCCCGGCCAGACCTCCGATGTTGTGCAGCTCGGTGTGGTGGTGCAGAACACCGAGCGCGGCCCGACGGCAAACCACGCTGTGCACGGGGCACTGGCTGGGCACATCCAGTCGGCAATCGCTCGTCTTCACCCGCAGATCCGCGTATTCGGTGACTTCATGTACGCCGCCGAGCAAAGCGACGATATCCGGGAGGCGGCGGAAGAGGTCGTGTTCCTGCTGGTGCAAAACCGGTCTCCACGCATGACGGCGGCTAAGCGCGAGAAGCTGGAGTTCGTCGTAAAGGGCGTGCTACGCCGGTACCAGCACATGCACCAGGGCGGGCAATCGTCCAACGAAGACCCACTGGCCAATGCCGAGAAGTTCCGGGCCTGGATGTGGCAAGTCTACGAAGTGCGCCTGGAATCGTGCAATTGGGAGCGGGACTGGGGCGGGGTACTGCAACTGATCTTCGAGTGCTGCGAGGATCTGGACCGGCGCGCGCTGAGCCCCGTTGCAGCGGTAATTTACGAAATGCGCGAGGCCGCATGAGGGCCTATTGCGTTCCCGTGCGGCTGGTGATACCTTATCGCCACTGTTAGAGTTTTGCCTTCGGCAACGTACTCTTGATCCAAGAAAGCCCGGCCAATGCGCCGGGTTTTTTATTGCCTCGAATTCAAACTTCTGGAGAAGCGCATGAAGCTGAAAGCCAAAAGCAATCTGCTGGAGCGCGCCAGAACGGCATGGGAGGCGGTCGCACGCCAAGTTGGCGAGACCGACTTCTCGCGCCATCCGCGCACCGGCGAGTATCTGCATCCCGGTGTCTCTATGGGTTGGCGCATTCATAAAAAGAATCTGTAGTTTTACCTGTAGCTAGGACAGCCTTCGGGAAGGCCTTTGGCCGACTGCTCGGAAAGACTAGCGAGCCTATTCAGGGCCTCTGCATTCGCAGGGGCTTTTTTATGAGCATCTGAAAATCACGGAGGCATCCATGCCCACTATTCAAGTAGCGGGGCGGGATGTAATCGTCGATGAGCAGGATGCTCATTTGCTCGCCGAGTACGACTGGTCGATCCGACCTTCCGGGTCAACTGAATACGTTCAAAAAGCGCTATTCGAGAACGGTGTCTATGTCGGCTATCGGAGTTTGCATCGGCTTATAACGGGCTGCGAAGGCGGTCGGGTAGTCGATCACAAGAACGGCAACGGGCTGGACAATCGCCGCGAAAATCTGCGCGTCTGTACTCAGGCGGAAAACCTGAGGAATCGGAAAATCAACGTTAACAACACGTCTGGATTCAAGGGCGTTTCCTTCGACCCTGGCACCAGAAACAGTAAGCCTTGGCGGTCTCGGATCGTCGCCGATGGTAAGCGGATTAATCTCGGCCGATTTAGCAGCCCAGAAGAGGCTCACGCGGCGTATTGCAAGGCATCCGTTGAGCGTCATGGCGAATTTTCCCGTACAGCGTAATCAACCATTCGGCCGCACTGCCGGCCTTTCGTTTTCGGCTCCCCACACCCATTGCCCCGAGCTGGGAGTGCAACGGACGCCGGATTTATCAATCTCCCCAAGGGGGAGGCAACCCGGATGCCAAACATGCCTGACAAGCCAGACACATGGGCCAAGATCTGGCTGGCGTTGAGCAATCCGCTCTGGCAGGGCGCAATCATGGCCGTCACGATTACTCTTCTTCGGGTGTTGTACGAAGCGAAAGAGCCAAACAAGTGGCGGATAATCTTGGAGGCGCTCATTTGCGGTGCCCTCAGCCTGTCGGCCAGTAGCATCATTGAGTGGATGGCGTGGCCGTCGAGCTTGTCGGTCGCCGCCGGCGGTGCCATCGGATTCATTGGTGTGACCGCAATTCGGGACATGATCATCAGGTTCCTGGGCAAGAAGGTGGACTCCGCATGAAGGCGATCGCTGCGGCAATCATTATCGCGGTGGTGGGCCTTCTGCTGGTCGGCATTCAACAACTGCGGGTTGAGGATCTTCGCGAAGAAAAGCGGGTGGAGACCCAGGCTAAGGATGACGCCATCAAGGCCAATACCGAGAGCCAGGCCACCATCACCACGCTGCGCGCTGAAGCCCAGCGCAACGCCGACTACCAGAAAGACCTGAACAAACGGTTACAGGCCAGTCAGGCCAAAGCCAGAAAGGCGGAGAAGAACTTTGAAGAACTCAAGCGCAACAGCAAGCCTGTTCGCGATTGGGCTGCTCAGCCTTTGCCTGACGGCCTGCGCGGGAAGGCTGCCAGTGGTAACAAAGACAACGGCAGTAAGAGTAGAGCCCCCTGAGCTGGTGCCCTGCGAGCGGGTAGCTGATGAAGACCTCGCCGACAACGGCCAGCTGTGGGAATTGAAGAACCAAGCCATCAACCTGCTCGACACCTGTGCAGATCAGGTAGACGCGCAGATCAAGCGCAGTCAGAGCAAGTAGGTCGCGACACGTTTCGCGAGAGTGCAAATTGTGTCGCGACACGGAGGGTTGAATGGATAGGCCGATGCCTCCGGAGTCGTTGCTCCACATGTCCGAGCTGTCCAGCTTCGGTATCCGCCTGATACCTGCGCCAGAAGTGTGGGACTGGCTCCAAGCCGAAATCCTTGCCGAAGCCGGCAGCATTCACAACGAAGACCATGCCCATCTGATCGATGCGGATGTTCGAGTCATGTGGGCATCTGCCGCCTTCACGAAGAAGGGGCGCACGGTGGTGGGCCAGGCCGAACAGGTAGCGTTCCGCGCGGGTGGCTGGCAGAAGGCCCGAATGGAACAGCAGATGCTGGATTGGTTCGGCAATGTGCCGGCCTACATCATCACCCTGGCTGCTGACTACTGCGCCCAGTGTTCCGATGCTGACTTCTGCGCACTGGTTGAGCACGAGCTCTATCACATCGCCCAAGCGACCGATAAGTACGGTCAGCCAGCTTTCACCCAAGACGGTTTGCCGAAGCTTGAGATGCGCGGACACGACGTTGAAGAGTTCGTCGGTGTGGTCCGCCGCTACGGTGCAGGCCCGGCAGTGCAAGAGCTGGTGGACGCTGCAAACAATCCTGCTGAGGTGGGGAAATTGAACATATCGAGGGCCTGCGGAACCTGTCTGCTCAAGTCGGCCTGATTCTGGACAGGCTCTGGACGGATGAAAATCTATGGCAGCCCTTCAAAACGACGTGAAGGCCTTTATTGTTCGGGCCCTGGCGTGCTTCGACACGCCCTCACAGGTTGTTGAAGCTGTCCAGAAAGAATACGGGGTTGCGGTGACCCGCCAGCAGGTGGAGACACATGACCCAACGAAGACATCGGGGAAAGGCCTGGCAAAGCGCTGGGTGACGATGTTCGAAGACACCCGCAAGCGATTTCGCGAAGAGACGGCAGAAATCCCCATCGCAAACCGCGCCTTTCGCCTCCGCGCCATGAACCGCTTCGTGGAGAGGGCAGAGACGATGAAGAACATCGGACTGGCCATGCAGATTCTGGAGCAGGCCGCCAAGGAGATGGGTGACGCCTTCGTCAATCGCCGTGTTGAGCCAGACAAGTCGCTGGACGACGAGATCAAGCGGCTCAACATCCAAAAGCTGCAGCGAGAACTGGAAGACCCAAATAAGGGCCTGCCCGAGCCCAAGCAAGTAATCATCGGGGTAGAAGATGCAAGCGACCCTGAAGCTGAATAAGCCGCAGTTCGAGTTCATCAGTCACCCCAAGAAATTTTCAGCGTTCGTCGGCGGCTACCGCAGCGGCAAGACGTTCGTGGGCTGCGTCCGGATGTGCATCAACGCACTGGAGCACCCAGGCATTCCGCAGGGCTACTTCGCGCCGACCTATCCGCAGATCGCGGACATCTTCTACGACACCATGCCGGTGGTGGCCGAGGCATTCGGCCTGTTCGCAGACATCGTGCCGAGCAAGAAGCGCGTATACCTGCGCGACAACCGAGGCCGGTGCCTGTCGACCATCGTCTGCAAGAGCATGGAGCACCCGCACCGCATCGTCGGCTTCAACATCGCTCATGCGTTGGTCGACGAGATCGACTGCATGGCGATCAAGAAGGCTGACAGCGCGTGGAAGAAGATCATCGCGCGGATGTCTACGGTGTGGCCGACCCGAGCCATGAACACTATCGACGTCACCACGACGCCGGAGGGCTTCAACTGGGTCTATCGAAAGTTCGTTAAGGAGCTTGCAGCCAATCCGAGTCAGCGCCCGCTGTACGGCATCGTGCACGCCTCAACGCGGCAGAACGCGAAGAACCTGCCGAAGGACTACATCAAGTCGCTGCGTGAGTCGTACCCGGCCAACCTGGTGGACGCTTACATCGACGGCCTGTTCGTCAATCTAACGTCGGGCAGCGTCTACCCGAACTTCTGCCGCAAGCAGAACCACACCGACGCGACGATCCGCCCGGGCGAGCAGTTGCACATCGGCATGGACTTCAACATCAACCGGATGGCCGCGACGGTGCATGTCATTCGTGACGGTCTGCCGCTGCTGCTGGAGGAGGCCACGCACCTGTTCGACACGCCGGCGATGATCGTGGAGCTCAAACGGCGTTACCCGGGCCACAGCATTACGGTTTACCCGGACGCCAGCGGCAAGAACCGCAAGAGCGTCAGCGGCAGCGAGTCAGACCACAGCCTGCTCCGCGCCGCCGGCTTCATGGTCATGGTGAACCCGTCGAACCCAGCGGTTCGTGATCGGGTGCTGGCAGCGAACGCCATGTTCCTCAACATCGATCAGAAGCGCCGCTACCTGGTGAACACCGACAACTGTCCGGTAAGTACGCAGGTGCTTGAGCAGCAGGCCTACGACGAAAAAGGCGAACCCAACAAGGACGGCACTGAAGACCCGGTCGACGCACTCGGCTACTTCATTGTCCAGCGCTTCCCGATTGCGGGCAGCTACACACTCGCAAACGTGAGCAACCCATGAGCGCAATCAGCTACCTAAAAGACAGCCTGCAGAACCTTGTCGCAGGACTGGGTACTGCTCGCGACAAGGCTTCACATTCGAGTTACGGCGTCCCGATCATGGACGACCAGCAGCTCATCAACGCCTTCCGGGGTTCGTGGGCTGCGCGCAAGGGCGTGACCATCCCCGCGCTGGACGCCTGTCGAAACTGGCGAAACTGGCAGGCCAAGAAGGATCAGATTGGGCTGATTGAGGCCGAAGAGATCCGCCTTGATGTGAACGGCAAGATTCTTGAGGCGCTGATCAAGGCGCGACTGTTCGGCGGGGCCGCGATCTTCATTGGCACCGGTGAGCGCGACACGGCTTCTGAGCTCAATCCGGAGCGGATCGGGCAGGGTGGCATCAAATACCTGACGGTGATGACTCGCCGGCAGCTCCCGGCTACCGAGATCGAACAAGACCCGCAGAGCCCCCGCTTTGGCAAGCCGAAAGCCTACCGTCTGCCTGGCTCGACTGTGGAGATTCACCCGTCGCGGCTGGTGATCTTCGTCGGTGCGCAGCATCCAGACCCTGAGCTTGCTGACGGCCTGCAATTTGGCTGGGGTGACTCGGTGCTTCTGACCGCCATGTCAGCCGTGAAGCACTACGACGAAACGATGGCCAACGTGGTCAGCCTGGTCTACGAGGCCAAGATTGACGTAATCAACATACCGAACCTGATGGCCAGCCTTCAGGACAAGAATTACGAGCGGAACCTGCTGGAGCGTTTGCGCCTGGCTGCTACTGCCAAGGGCATCAACGGCACGCTGATCCTTGATGGAAACGAGACGCACAGCTCCAAGTCGGCCAACTTCAGCACACTGCCAGACATCATTGGCAAGGCTGAACAGGCAGTGGCGGGTGCATTCGATGTTCCAGGCTCGCGCATGTTCGGTACGTCCTCTGGCGGCCTGAACTCGAACGGCGAGGAGAACACGCGCAACTACTACGACAACGTCGCGTCACGTCAGAAGCTAGAGATCAAGCCAGCCATGAGCGTGCTGGATGAATGCCTGATCCGATCTGCGCTTGGTAGTCGGCCCGCCGAGATCCATTACGCATGGGCGCCACTGTGGCAGCCGACGGCGAAAGAGCGGGCCGACATCGGCAAGACGACCGCCGATACGATCAAGACGCTGGGCGATACCAAGCTTTTCCACTCCGACGCGCTCAGCGAGTCCGGGGCGAACCTGCTGGTAGAAATGAGCATCCTGCCTGGCCTTGAGGCTGCGCTGGAAAAGTTCGGCACTGAGGCGCAGGACGAAGAGCCGGAAGACGACCCGAAAGACCCCGCTATCACCTGAGGCACCCATGAAAATTACCGATTCAGTTGTCCTCAGCGATGCATCACTGAGCGATTCCGGCTACCTGGAAGCTTTTGCCCGAACCGCGCGTACCGGAACTCAGCAATATCTCGGCTCCGAAGTTGGCCGCCCTGACCTTGCTGTAGTTACGGTCTATCGCGATCAGGCCGAGGTGTTCTCCAAGCGTTCGCTTCAGACCTTCTCGAAGATCCCGGTCACCAACGATCACCCAGGCCATCCGGTCACTGCCGAAAACTGGAAAGACGTGGCGGTGGGCACAACCGGCGACGACGTACTGCGTGACGGCGAGTACCTGAAGATCGGCCTAAAGATCACCGACGCATCGGCGGTCAAGGCTGTGAACGACGGCAAGCGCGAGCTAAGCGTTGGATACACCTGTGTTCTGGTCTGGGAAGACGGCATCGCGCCGGACGGGACGCCATATCAGGCCAAACAAACCGAGATCACGGCTGATCACGTTGCCATTGTGCAGCGCGGCAGGGCCGGAACGAAAGCGCGCATCGGCGACGCTTGGGGCGTTGCCCCGATCACTGACCACAACCCCCAAAAGGAAAAACCCATGACCCTGAAGACGGTTACCGTCGACGGCATCCCGGTTGAAGTAACCGACCAGGGCGCCATCGTTATCGCGACCTTGCAGCAGCGCCTTGCCGATGCCAGCAAGACTCTCACCACTACCGAAGCCGGACACGTTACTGCGCTGGCTACCAAGGACACTGAACTCGCGAAGAAAGACGCCGAGATCGATGACCTGAGAGCCAAAGTGCTGACTGACGCACAGATCGACGCCCGCGTGAAAGAGCGTGCAGACCTGATCGGCATCGCCAAGTCCATCGTCGATGGCGACTACGCGGGCAAGAGCGCTGACGAAATCCGCAAGGCTGCCGTTACCGCCAAGCTCGGTGATGCAGTACTGGCTGGCAAGGGCGAAGCGTATATCGCAGCGCGCTTCGACATCCTGGCTGACGAAGCGGCGAAAGACCCGGTTCGCCAGCACCTGCTCCAGAAGGACGGCAAGCCGGTCGTTAATGCGGCCACTGACGCTCGCGCCAAGATGCTGGCCGACTTCAACTCCACTCAGCCAGCCAAGTAAGGAGCCATCATGGCCGCTTATCAAACGACTTACCCGGATCGTCCGGCGAAAGGCCTTCACGGCGCTTCGGCAAACGAAGAACTCAAGAACGACATCAGCCGCACCATCGAAAACGCAGCGGGCGTTCGCTTCGGCGAGCCTGTGCAGCGCGGCGCCGGTGACCATGGCGTGATCCCATTCGCTGCTGGTGGCAAGTTCGTCGGCATCGCGAAGCTGAATCCAGCGGTTCCGGCCGTAAAAGCCGGCTCGACTCTGGTCGATGGCTATCCGCAGTACTTCACTGCCGCCATCCGCGAGCGCGGCCAGATGTACGTGACCGTCAGCACGCCAGTTGTCGATGGTGATCCGGTCTACTTCGTCACCGCGACGAACACCTACACCAACGCGACCGGCACCGGTATCGTCGGCCCGATCCCGAACACTTTCTTCGACACCACCGGCGCGGCTGGCGACATCGTGGAAATCTCCCTCAAGAACCGGAGCGCATAACCATGCCGCAAGCATTTGAAGACGCTCAAGCAGCGTTGCCGTTCGTTGTAGCCCAGGGCCGCAACATCGAAACAGCTATCTACGAGGCTCGCTATCCCGAGTACAGCTACCGCGACCTGATGCCGGTTGTCACCGAAGGCAATCAGTGGGCGATGGGCACTCAGTTCTACACCCAGCAACTGGCCGGTGAAGCCAAGTTCCTGTCCGGCGCTGGCAATGACATGCCTTTCAACCAAGTGTCGTTCGGCGAAGGCTCGCACGACTACGCCATGATCGGCTCCGGCTGGGAATGGAATCTGGAAGAGGTCAACGTCGCTTCGCTTTACGGTCGCAACCTGAACGACCTGAAGGCAATGTCTGCAAGCCGTTCAACCGAGCGTCTGCTGTACGACATCGCTGTCACCGGCAGCACCGAGAAGAACTGGCGCGGTTTCGTCAATCAGTCGAACGTCCAGACCATCACCGCCGCTGCGACTGGTACTGGCAGCTCGACTCTGTTCGCCAACAAGACGCCGCTTCAGATTCTGGCTGACCTGAACACGCTGCTGAAGCTGGTTCCGAACGCCTCCAACAACGTTGAGCTGGCCGATACCGTCGCGCTGCCGCTGGAAGTGATGGACTACATCTCCACCACCTTCGTTGGCACTGAAGCGAACAGCCCAACCATTCTGGAGCGCTTCATCACCTCCAACGTGTACACGGCTCGCACCAAGCGCCCGCTGACCATCCTGACAGCCAACTCGCTGTCCGAGGCTGGCGCAGGTGGCGGCGGTCGTATCGTTGCGTACCGCAAAGCACTGGACGTGATCCGCTTCCACCTGCCAATGCCTCGCATGGTCCTGCCGGTTCACCAGAAGTCGATCATGGGCTTCGAGACCGGCATCATCGCTCGCACCGGTGGCGTTGAAGTTCGTCTGCCAGGCGCTATGGCGTACATGGACGGCGTCTCCACACCAGCCTAAGGGGGCGATCATGAAAGTCAAAGTGACCAACAATGGCCAATGCCCTCGCGGCATCTGGTCCCTGGGCGCGATCAAGATGATTGCTGTCGGCGCAAGTCGCGAGCTGGACCTGACTGGCGCCGAGCTGGAAGAGGCCAAGAAGATCGAGATCCTGGCATTCGAGGAAGTCGAAGGTTCGGGCGACGATGAAAAGGCTGACCTGCTCGCTAAGCTGAAGGCGCTGGGCATCAATGCCAACGCCAACAGCAAGCCGGAAACGCTGCGCGCCAAGCTGGAAGAGGCCGAAGCGGCGAAAGCTTCCGCTGACGCCGATGCCGCTCTGAAGCTTGAAGTCATCGCCGAGCTGAAAGGCTTGAACGTTGAAGTCGACGAAGCTGCTTCGCTGGCTGACCTGCAGGCCGCTCTGGCAACTGCAAAAGCGTAATCCCCGCAAAACCCGGAGCGCTTGTCGCTCCACCTATTCGAGACATCCCGATGCCTGACTTTTACGGAACGCTGGCCCAGGCCGACGCGTATAACGCTGCCCGCGCCAATGCCGCCTGGGTAGGCGAGGATGCAGCCAAGCAGGCCGCACTGATCCGTGCATCGGTCTACGTGGATGGCATGATCGGCCAGCCCGCAAGCGGTGTGGGCTGCGTTTACGTTTTCCCAGGGCAGAAGGCGGGCGGCTATAGCCAGCCCCTGCAATGGCCGCGCAAGGGAGCGATTGACCGCTTCGGCGAGACCATCCCGGAGGATGTGGTGCCCGTGGGCATTGAGTATGCAACCTACGAGGGAGCGCTGCGTGAGCTGACTCAGCCGGGCAGCCTAAACCCTGACTTTGTCCCGTCACAAGTGGTTCAGCGCGAGAAGGTGGGGCCGCTGGAAACCGAATACGCGGTATCTAAGAACGGAACCCCATCGGTCAGGCCGGTTATCGGCGCCATTGATTCGCTGCTGTACCCGCTTCTCGCCTTGCGCTGCCCAGAGCCTGCGGTGTTCACGGTATGAACGTCGCAGAGGTGCTTCAGCAGGTCGAGGCGCTTGAGCCTGGCATGCAGAAGGCCTATCTCGACTCGGTGAGAGCGACGGTTGATGCGGCTACCGTTGCTGAGGTAGAGCGCCTTCTGGCTGCCGATGATGAAAACGGCCTGGTCGAACTGCTCAGCCTGGGCGCGCTGTCCCTACTAATTGAGTCGGTGCGCTCAGCCTTCATTGCCGGCGCGCGCTTCGAGATGATCGCCATTGTGCTACCGCGCGCTGATCGCGAGTTGAACGGGCGCAAAGAATTCGACGTAAACCGGGCCGAGGCCAGTTCATGGCTTGCTCAGCAAGTGACGGACACCCGCAACACCACAACGGATAATGTACGCGAGGCGATCCGCTCCGTGATGGGTTCGCGCCGAGTTATTGGTGGAATCCAGCCGGCCGGCCCGGTTGTTCGAACTGATCGCCAGGCCGCGCTTGATCTGATCGGGCGAGTAAGTCCGCAGACAGGGCTGCGCACAGGCGGCGTCATTGGCCTGCCGGGCAACTTCGCTCAGTACGTTGCTAATGCCCGCGCACAATTGCTCAGCGGCGATCCTGCGCAGCTCAAGCAGTACCTGACCAGGGCGCGGCGTGATCGTCGCTTTGACGGCATCGTCAGTCGGGCCATTACTGCCGGAAAGTCCGTAGCCACGAAGGACGTGGACAAGATCGCCGGTCGCTACTCGGAGCGCCTGCTCAAAACGCACACCGAAATGCTGGCCCGTACCCTGGCGCATGAATCTCTGAACGCTGGGCGTGATCGGGCGTGGGAGCAACTTGTAGAGCAGGGGATTGATCGCGAGCGCGTCGAGAAGGAATGGCGAGACCGGAACGACGAAAAGGTGCGCAACAGCCATCGCTATATGAGAGGCCGACGCGTCCGTCTTGGTCAGCCCTTCCAGACCAACAGCGGCGCCTTGCTGCGGTTCCCTGGCGATTCCAGCCTGGGCGCCGGTTGGGACGAAACGGCAAACTGCCGCTGCATAGCAATATATTTTCTAAGGGCCTGACCCATGCCAGACATTTATGACCGCAGCAAGGCGATGGCGGCGCGAATGCTTTCGCCTCGAAGCAAGGGCGGCAAGGGCGCCGAGTTAACGCTGACGAAGACGGAGAAAGGCCCGCGAGACCCTGATACAGGCGGATCATCCACTGTGGTGACCAGCTTCCTTGGTTCTGGCCTGCGCGAGACCTACGAACAAAAAGACATCGACGGCTCGCTAATCAAAATTGGTGACGTGAAGCTCCTTGTCTCCCCTGTCCAGCTTGCCGGGCCGGACATGCCTCAGCCCGCCACCCAGGACAAGGTCTTGTTCGACGGCAAGCTCTACACCGTTATTCAGGTCAATCCGTGGAATTACGCCGGCCTCGCGGTCGGCTTTGAAGTGCAGGCGAGGGCGTAATGGCGAATCAACCGCACCACATGACCGAAAGGTATGGCGGCCTGAACGGCTCGTTTGCTGAGACCCTGCGCCAGTATCGGGACCAGGCGCTCGCTGATATGGTCGAAGTGTTCCGCAAGGTCGTGATCGAGATCGGTTCGTCAGTTATCCGCTTGTCACCGGTGGACACGGGCCGCTTTCGTGGCAACTGGCAAATGACTATCGACGCTCCAGCATCAGCGAGCCTCGACAACTACGACAAGGAAGGGCATGAAACCATCGCCACCCTTGTCTCTGATGCTCAGCCGCTCACGTTCGGGCAGACGGCCTACATCGTCAACAACCTAATTTACGCGATTCCGCTGGAATACGGCCACAGCCAGCAAGCGCTGGCGGGCATGGTGCGGATCACCAAAGAGCGCTTTCAAGACATCGTGGCACAGGCCATTCGAGAGGTAGCGGAATGAGTCACGCCAGAGCGCGCCGGGCCATCGAGGTAAAGCTGACGGCCTGGGCCGAAGATCAGGCAATGCCGATCGTATTCGGCACTGAAGAGTTCACGCCGCCAGAAGGCCAGGTCTATGTCCGCGCATTCCTGATGCCTGCCAGCACCACATGCCGCTACCTGAATGCCAGCGAGCTTGAGTACCGCGGCATCTATCAGGTCAGCATCTACACCCCGAACGGTGAGCCTGTTTCAGTTCCGGAGCTGATCATCGATCAACTGTCCGCGCTATTCCCGCTGGATTCCCGACTCGACCGCGCCGGTTTCCTCGGCCAGGTGACTGAGCCTGTAGAGCAGGGCCCAACGATCCCGGATCCATCCCGGTACATGATTCCCGTGTCTTTCACCTACCGTGGAAGCGCACCTCCATAGGGCAGAGCAATGCAAAAACGTGTCCCTCTACCCAACGGAACAACGATCTGGGTAAGCCCGGCCGTTGCACATGGCACGCTTACACCGCCAGTTCCAAGCGACTCAAGCTGGATTGAGGTGCAGAAGGTAACTGCGCTGACCCATTCGGGCGGCGACGAGAAGTTCTCGGTTTACTCACCACTCGGCAGCTACGAAGACGTTCGCACACCGTCTGGCCGCAACCTGATGGACGTTCAAATGAGCTTCCAGGATGCGCCGGGATCGGCATTCGCAACGGCAATTGAGCTGGGCAGGGATTCCAGGGCGGCGCTGGCATGGAAGTTCAAGCTACCCGGCGGCCAGGTCAGCATCGTGTTTTCGGGCTACGCCAGCGGATCCATGATCCCGGTCCTTGACCGAAACCAGCTGATGGTAATCGCAATCACCATAGCCGTGATCGGCACGCCCAAACGCATTACAGGCTGAAAAGCCAAGCCCATCAAGCCCTGGCACTCGCCGGGGCTTTTTGTTTCTGCCGCAAGGCAAACCGAATCCCTTACGGGATATCCATGCGGGCTAGGGCTGTACACCCGAAAGGGACGGGTACGCCTCCGTCCCTGCCTGCATGCCTTTTGAAATGGCGACTCAGGAGCGCGCAATGAACAATGTCATTCCATTCAATTATCGAGGTCAGGCCGTTCGCTTCAATAGCGAGGGCTGGATCAATGCAACAGATGTAGCCAAGCGATTTGGCAAGAAGCCAGCCGAGTGGATGCGCTTGGCTGACACCGAAAACTACATGGCCGCGCTGGCCCGACATTTAAATGTGGGGGAATCCCACCTTTTAATTCGCACAGCCAAGGGGCGGGCTGGTGGCACATGGCTTCATCCAAAGCTGGCCGTCTCCTTTGCCCGTTGGCTGGACGTGGATTTTGCCGTCTGGGCAGACCTTCATATTGATGCTTTGCTGCGTGGCGAGCTGAACGAAAAACAGCAGTTCGACCGAGCCTGTAAGGCATTGGACGACGCACAACAGGTCGCCAGCCTCAGTGGTAAGCAGCTCGCTAAGTTCCGCTGGAAGAAGCCCGTCCTGCAACACCAGGTCGAGTATTGGCGCGATCAGCTCCAGCTTACGCTCGGCCTCGACGCCGCCTAATTCTGAAAACCCAATAACCCGCCATGAGCGGGCTTTCTCGTTACTAAGAGGTAATACCCCATGGCTACTCGCATTGCGCTTCCGAACGGCGCGACTATGCAACTCGCAGCAAGCTTTTCTGCTGCCAAACTGATCACCGCCATCAGCAACGCCAGCCCTGCCGTGGCAAGCGCTACAGCGAACGGCTTGCTCGAGGGCGACATCGTCCTGTTGGAGTCGAACTGGGGCAAGCTGAATGGTCGAGCCGTTCGCGTTTCCGATCCGGCCACCGACACGTTCTCGCTGGAAAACATCAGCACCGAGAGCCTCGATTTCTACACTGCTGGCGGCGGCGCGGGCAACTTCCAGTCGGCTGCAAGCTGGGTTGAAATTACCAAGATCACGGGCGTATCCCTGACCGGTGGCGAACAGCAGTTCCTGACTGTTGGCTACCTGGCTGACGATGACGACCGCCAGTACCCGACCAACCGCAACCCGATGAGCATGGCGTTGACCGTTGAGGATCAGCCGACAGCCGCCTATGTGCCGGTTGCTGAGGGCTACACCGACAACAAAACCCAGACCATCCTGCGTCTGAACCTGCCTAACGGCGACAAGATTCTGTACCCAGGCTTCTGCACCATCACTGATACGCCGACTCTGGAGCGTAATGCCCTGATGACCCGCACAGTGAACTTCGCCCTGTCCGGTCGCCCGGTTCGCTACGTAAAAGCCGCGTAACTCGCGGCTTCACCCTTTCCCCTGATAGACCAACCCCACCCTATTCGCACCAGGAGCTTCACCCATGGCTAAGATTTCCATTCAGCAGAACCCTACCTTTAAAGTCGACGTGGAGATCCCGCGCATTGGTGACAAGGCAGTCAAAGTCCCGTTCGTGTTCGCATACCTCAACCGCGATGAACTGGCGGAGTTCGCCGATGCCAGTCTTCGGAATGGCAAGGAGCTGCGCGGCATGATCGAAAAGGAAGGCACGATCCGCGAGCTGTCGAGCGTGTCCGAAGACTTCCAGGTTGGCCAGCTACAGCAGATCGTGAAGGGCTGGGGTTTCGACGACGAACTGAACGAAGAAAACATTCGCGCCCTGGTTCGCAGCTATGCCGCCGTTCCCGATGCCATCGTCATGGCCTACCAAGAGTCGTACAACCAGGCTCGCAAGGGAAACTAATCGAGGTCGTCCGGGCGGTCTACACCCCATCCGCCACGGCCGAGCAGGCCGCGCTGTTTGGAATGAGCCTGGACGACCTGGAGGAAGAGGTGGAGCTGTGGGCCGTCAACGCCGAAGCCTTCAGCGTGTTCAACTCCATGAGCACGCAGTGGCGAGCCGGCATGAGCGGTGCGACCGGCCTGGACTACACCTCCCTGCCGATAGTGATGGACCTGGAGGGTGTCGAAGCGGACTACCGCAAGCAGGTTTTTCGCGACGTGAGGACCATGGAGCAGGAAGCGCTGAAGACGATGGCTGACAATCAGGAGTAGGGCGTCGGAAATTGCGGCGCCTTATGATTGCTTTGATGCAGCAGGGCTTGAAGGTTGAAGCTGTGCGCGCTATTTTCATGACTCATTGATCAATATTGAGCAACGCCATGAAAGCCAAAACTCTAGCCGATGCGCTGGGTTCCGTCTTCGACCTGTCACCCCGGCGCCGACATGGCAAGGTATTGCAGGCAGATTATGTGCGCCCGAGCACAGGTTCTGACAAAGATGCCATGGCGAAAGATTTCAAAGCGGTAGGTGCTGATATCCGTTGGGGTATGGAACAGCATGGCCAAAGGTAAATCGCCTTCTGGACCAGTGCCTGGCCTTGACCTGAATCCTCGACGGAAAACAGAAACAACTATTTTTGCCCAGCAAACCGTATCAGGCCCGCTGCCCAGTGCTCGGGAGCTGGAAGGGTACGAACTGGTGTCGCCTGGTGCTGCCAACCGCATCATCACGATGGCGGAAGGCAATCAGGCCCGCCGTCACGAAAGCGAGCGCATGAACGACGAATCAAACAGGCTGATAGCCCAGGCAAACGCCGAAGCCGTCTTCGCCAGCGCCCGTTCGTCTGATGCAGAAATCGCAGAAGTGAAACGGAGCCAATGGATGGCCTACTCGATAGTGATCCTCTTCCTTGGTTGTAGCGTAGCGCTCGCCGTGCTGGGCAAGGAGATTGCTGCTTCCGTACTTGGCGGCGGTGTTCTTGTGGCGCTTGTCACGACCTTTCTGAAGCGCAAACCGAAGACATAAGCAAAGGCGCACCCTTTGTCCCTCCATCCAAGATGGTGGTAGATTGCCGGCATCAAAAAGGGAGATGTATCGATGTCAAACGGCTCTAATGCACTGGGACTTATCCTGATTTTTTTCTGCATAGTTATTTATTTTATTCCGGCATTAAACGCTTCTCGCAGAGAGCACTCGAATTCAGTAGCCATTTTCTTGCTTAACCTGTTTCTTGGCTGGACTCTCATTGGATGGGTTGCAGCTCTTGTTTGGTCCGCGTCTGCTATCTCTCCTGCCCCCACGGAATCGTTACACGCCGAAGAGGTCGCACCTGTCGAGCAGGACAAGTACCAAAAGCTTGAAATCCTTGCCTCTTTGAAGGAGAGGGGAATGATTACCGATGAAGAGTTTCAAAAAGAGAAAGCTGAGCTCCTAGGGGGCTGAGACTTCTTCAATTTCCTGAGCCCGCCATTGAGCGGGCTTTTTAATGCCTGCAAGCCGGCCATGGAGCCGGTTTTTTTATGCCCGGAGAAAAGCATGACAACCATTGCCGAGCTTGGTTTAGCAGTAAATTCTGAGTCGGCAGTTCAGGCGGCCGATAACCTGGAAGGGATGGTTGAAGCGGGCGCGCGCGCCGAGCAGGCTATTAATAAGGTCGCCGAAACGTCAGAGCAGGCGAAATCCAGGCTGCTTGCTTTGGGCAAAGCCGCGCTTGAGTCAAGCTCCTACCAAGAGACCCTGAATCGAGCCTGCGAGGCCACGGCTGGCGCCTCTGCTGCTGCTGCACGCGAACAACTCAATCAGTCGGCAGCGTTGCGCCAGAGCGCCAAAGCCGCTTCTGAAAGCAGTGCCGCGCAGGAGAAGGTTGCCGCATCAGAGAAAAAGGCCACAGCAGCAATAGCGGAGCAGCGGACCCAGCTTGAAAAGCTGCTGGGACAGATCGATCCGACCACCGCAGCGTTCGCCAGGCTTGGAGACCAGCAGCGTCAACTTGAGAAATTCAAGGCCGCGGGCATTCTAGATCCTGGAACCTTCAATGAGTACAAGGCAAAGATCGAGCAGGCAGAGTCTGGCCTGGTCAGCTTTGACAAAACAGTAGCCAGAACAGGCGTTAGCGCCAAGCAGAGCGCGGCAGCGCTTCGGATGCTTCCTGCCCAGTTCAGCGACATCTTTGTTTCGCTTCAGGGTGGTCAGGCCCCCTTAACAGTGTTCCTGCAGCAAGGCTCGCAGATCAAGGATTCCTTCGGTGGCATTGGTGCTGCCGCCAAGGCAGTGGGCGGCTACATCGTCGGCATGATCAACCCCCTAACCATTGGTGCTGCCGCTGCGGGCGTGCTTGGCGCGGTGTTTTATGACGCAGAGAAGCAAGTCAGCGCATTCAATAAATCCCTCTACTCGGGAACGGCAAGCTCCGGTCAGACCGCATCTAGCCTTGCGGCTGTGTCGGCCACCGTGTCCGCACTCACCGGCGACCTCTCCGAGGCGAATGCTGCTGTAGTGGCGCTTGCGGGGAGTGCTCGTCTAAGCTCTACCCAGTTCGTTAACCTGGCGCAAGCATCAGCTTCAATTGCTGAGTTCACAGGCAAGAGCGCTTCGGCCGTAGCGAAGTCGCTAGGCGACATTGGAGACAATGCAACTAAAGCCGCTGAAAAGATCAGCTCCCAGTACGGCCTGCTGACCAGTGCGCAGTATGAGGTTATCGCCGCACTGGACGAGCAGGGCAAGAAGCAGGAAGCCCTTGATGCGCTTAGCGGATACCTGAATGAGAATGCTCAAAAGCGCTTGCTGGCCTACAAAGGTTCGCTTTCAGATGTTGAGCGCGGCTGGAACGACATCGGTACAGCAATCAGCAACGCATACAGCAAGGTCAAGGCTGAGCTGTTTCCCGGTCTGAGCAAGCAAGCCGAGATCATCGAGCGCATCCTCAAGACTCGCGAAGATGGCGGGCTGGCAGGCGCGCTATCGACCGGCCTGAGCAAGGCGAACAGCTTTCTTGGCTTGGCTAATGGCGACGATGACGACTCCACGGAAGCTCTCCAGAAACGGCTAGCTCTGATAAAGCAGCGTATTGCTCTCGGTCAACAAGAGGCGAACACACAGGGTGAGGCGGGCCGAGCCGAGCAGGCGCGAATCGAAGCGTCCGGCAAATGGGATGCTCTGCATAAATCGAACCTGTTTGACCAGGCCAAGCTTGAAAACGATATTAAAGAGGCGCGTAAGCTCGGCCTGGCGGCTGGAAAGTCGCAAATTGAAATAGACAAAGAAGTCGCCAACATCCAGGCGAAGTACGACAAAAGCCAGGCAAAAGTAAAAGCTGGCGCCGTAGATCTCACCTCCTTCAACGATGCCGACAACAAGCTCAAGGCCCTCACTGCCAGCTTCCAGAATTCCCTCCGTATTCTGGATGCCTCGCAGAAGGCTGGACTGATCAGTTCTCAGCAGTATGCCGAGCAGAAGTCGGCGCTGATCAGCAAGGAGAAGACCGAAGTCGAGGCCGCTTATAACGGCCAGATCACGGCTCTTGAGTCCGTGCGTGAGAAGTCCACCACCGGCGCCCAGCGCATTCAGATAGACCAGAAGATCGCCGACGCGCGGTCGAAGATGGTCGATGCCCTGAAGAAGCTGGATGCTGACCAGGAGGTGCTTTCTGTCGAGATGCGCGGCCGTATCGAAAAGGACGAGGCGGCCATCAAGGCGTTCGCCCAGACCGTACAGGACAGCCTCAATCTGGCTCAGCAGGGACTGGACAATCAGCTTGCAGGTTTTGGGCTGAGCGACAGAGACCGCGCGCGACTCCAAGAAGACTTGAAAATCCGCCAGGATTATCAAAAGCAAATGGAGCGGCTGACTCGAGATTACGGAAATATCGTTAATCCAACGAGCGGCGATAAGGATAAGTACGACAGGGAAACTCGGATTCTTGAGGATGCCCTAAGTGAGCGGCTGTCCAAGCAAGAGAAGTTCTACAGGGACGAAGAGCAGCTTCGAGGCGACTGGTCGAATGGCGTGTCTCGCGCCTGGAGGAACTACGTAGACGAGGCCAGCGATGCTGCTGGAATGACTCAGTCGGCATTCACCGACGCATTCAAGGGCATTGAGGATGTCTTCGTCGATTTCATCACCACCGGCAAGGCCTCGTTCAAAGACTTTGCGAACTCGGTTCTTGCTGACCTGGCCCGCATCGTCGTCAAGCAGCAGGTGATCGCGCCGCTGCTGAACGCGGTTTTCGGAGGTAGTGGCGGTGGCAATGGTGCGTCCAGCTTCGGCGGGGCTGTCGGGTCGATGCTTGGCGGTAACACTGCCGCTGGCGACTCCAACGGCTGGGGCGGCATGGTTGGTCTGGGTAAAAACCTGTACTCGGCGTGGAGCAATCTCACCGGTGTGGGCTCGTCGATTGCCTCGGGCTACGCCTCTGGCGGCATCAGCGGGGCGCTCTCGGGCGGTGTTGGCTACTACGGCAACATGCTGTCCAGCTTGGGCAGTACGCTTTCCAGTGGTTTCAGCAGCATCGTGTCGTCAATCACAGGCACCGCGGCGGCCAGCACGGCCGCAACCACTGGCGCCACCTCAGCGCTGGGCGGTGCACTCTCGGGTGCTGTTGCTGAAGGCGCAGCATCAATTGGTACTAACATCGGTATCGCAGGTGCAACGACCGCGGCGGCATCCAACGGCATCGGTGCGGCGATCTCCTCGGCCATGTCGAGCGCGGCGGCTATGTGGCCACTGGCAATCGTCATGGGCATGTACCAGTCCGGCAAGCTCTACAGCGCCGGTGTGCGTCCTGATGCAAGCGAGATGTGGGACAGTGCCGGCAGCACAGCGCTGGGCAAGGCTGCAATGCTGCCGCAGACCGTTGGCGCTAAGTACTTCGAGATCACTGACAACATTCTGGGGAAAGTGGTCGGCGGCAAGATGGCTGCCATCCTCAGCGGTTCTACCCTGTTCCAGGCTGTTTGGAGCAAGGTGGGTAGCAAGCTGTTCGGAAGCGGTTACCAGACCAAGGACGTTGGCATTGAGCTGGGCGTTGATGGCGGGGTGTTCGACGCCCAGCAGTACGTCAAGCAGAAGAAAAAAGGCGGCCTGATCTCGGGTAAGAGCAAAACCCGGTATCTGCACAACCCGCTGGATGCCGAGACGCAGGACGCGCTTGGTGCCGCCTTCAACGACAAGATCCTCAATTCCATGGGCCTGTTCTCGGCTCTTGGGGTTGAGCTGAGCGATTCTGTTCTTGACGGCCTGAACATGGCTGCAACCCGCATCAGTACCCAGGGAAAGACCTCTGAAGCGATTCAGGCTGAGCTGGATGCTTGGTTTGGCAGTCTGGGCGATTCGGCTGTGGCTGCGATCAATGCGGCGACCAACTCGGGGTTGCAGAATTACAACTTCGAGGCGCTGACCAAGTTCGTCAACAACCTCTACAGCGTCAATGACTCGTTCGAGATGCTGGGTCTGAAGCTGTACGACGTGTCGGTCAGCACGGGCTTTATGGCGGAGCAACTGGTGGCTATGGCTGGCGGCGCGGAGGCGTTCAACGCTGCCAACAGCAAGTTCTTCGATAGTTTCTATACGGACGTAGAGAAGACCAACTACACACTGGCGACAGTGACCAAGCAGTTTAAGGCGATGGATGTTGCATTGCCTGGGTCGCGCGCTGCGTTCCGGAGCGTGGTTGATGCTCTGGACCTGACGACCGAAAGCGGCCGCAAGATGTACGTCACGCTCACCGGTTTGGCGGAAAGTGCATCGCAGGCTTACACGATCCTCGAACAGCAGTTGATGAGCGCGGCCACCAACGCCCAGGGCGCGGTTCAGCGGGCAATCTCTGCCCAGCAGAAGAGGGCGACCGAGGCGTACAACGCCACCAACACCTCGCTCAATGACATGGTCAGCACCGTGACGGAAAACGTCAGCGGCCTGACTTCTGTCGGTAACGATCTGGGCGCTGCGCTCAAAGCTCTGCGTGGCGATTCGGATGACGCCGTGAAGATGCTGCGTGCGCAGGCGCAAGCGACGCTGCAAAGCGCATTGGCCACCGCTCGTTCCGGTAAGTCGCTGTCTGGCTTCACCGGCCTCGAGGATGCGCTCGACACCGTCAGCAACAACAACACCGACCTGTACGGCTCCATGGAGGACTTCGCCCGAGATCAAGGGCGTACTGCCAACGTAGTGGCCGAGCTGAACGCCATCAACGGCAAGCAGCTCACCAGTGCCGAGGCTTCTCTGGCTGGCCTGAAAACCCAGATCGACCTGGCCAAGGCAGCGTATGACGCCCAGATGGCGCAGTACGACCAGCAGTTGGAGTTCGCCCAAGCGCAGATGGATGCGCTCAACGGCGTCGATACCTCGGTCATGGGTGTTACGGCCGCTGTCAATGCGATGAACGCAGCGGTGGTCGCGGCACTTGGCACCATTGGAGGCAAGGCATCAGCTGCTACCCCGCAGAACAACGCGACGGCAGTCGAATCGATCTATCAGTCAGTGCTCAAGCGCGGGACCAAGGGTGATGAGGCGGGTGCTGCATTTTGGGCTGCGCAGCTGCAGTCCGGCGCGCTCGGATACGAACAAATCGCGTCGGCCATTGCTCAGGGCGCGCTGGGTAACGGTGCGGAGTCGGCGGCTACCAAGTCCAATGCCGGGAAGTTTCTGGGTATCCCTGGTTATGCCTCCGGCGGTGACTTCGGCGGCGGTTTACGCCTGGTTGGCGAGAACGGGCCGGAACTGGAAGTTACAGGCCCGAGCCGGATATTCAACGCGAACCAGACGGCAGCGATGATCAAGGGTGGCGGCAACGACAGCGCCACTGTCGCGGAACTGCGCGGTCTCCGTGCGGAGATGCAGAGCAACTTCGAATACATCGGCCGGCACATCAAGGCGACAGCAGAACACACCGGAGAGATGAATGAGTCTGGTATCCAGGTCGTTGGCACGGTTGACACCAAGGCGGTGGCCGCATGAGTGACATGAAGGTAGTGCCGGGGATTCAAATCACCCCGGCGAACATGCCCATCAACGCACTGCCGGATATGGATTATCCGGCTTACGACTCAACTACCGCTTACAAGATCGGCGATTACGTCACTATTGACCGCATCAACTATCAGGCACTGGTGGCGAACACAAATCGCCATCCAGTGACTGATACGGTTTCTCCTGCTGCCTGGCAGAACATGGGCTGGGTCAACAAGTACCGGATGTTCAACAAGAACATTGGCAACACATGGAAGATTGGTACATACACGTCAGCGCCGGATGTAATTGACTTCACGGTTCGCCCTGGCAAAAGGATCAACGCCATAGGGCTTGTAGGGGTTCGCGCCTCCTCGGTGCGCATCATCATGACCGTGCCGGGAGTGACTGATCCGGTATACGACAAGACCTTCGCGATGTCCCTCAAGGCCGGTGGTAGCTGGTATCAGTACTACTTCGGACAGTTCACGACCAAGGACAACCTGGCCGAGTTCGATCTGCCGCCCTTCAACAACGCCGATATTCGCGTGATCGTCAGCGCTCCGGGCGGTACCGCGCGCGTCGGGATGTTTGTTGTCGGCTGGGGCAAGTCCATCGGCACTGCCGTTTACAGCACATCGCTTGGCCGTAAGAAATACTCAACCCTTAAGGAAGAGTTCGACGGCAGCATGACTATCACCCCGCGAGGAAGGCGTAAGTCAATCGACTTTCAAGTCGTCTTGCAGGCGGACCAGATATCCAGCGTCCAGCGGACTCTCGATGACGTTGACGATATGCCCTCGCTCTATGTTGGCGCAAGCGAGCTGGATTACACCGTGATCGTCGGGATATTCGACGACTTCGATACCGGCCTGCCAACGTACAACCGTGGCGAATACACACTCAAAGTAAGGAGCCTCATGTAATGGCAGTTTCTCCAACGCCTCCATCCATTTCGATACTACCTCCCGCACCACTGCCGACCGATGCCGAGGCGGTGTTTGATGCCAAAGCCGGAGTACGACTGACCGCCGAAGAGGTCATGGTCACAGAGCAAAACGCCGCGCTCGCTTGGCAGGCCGGCTCTATGGCCGAAACGAAAGGCTACAAGGATGCCGCTGCTACCTCGGCCCAAACAGCCACCGAGCAAGCTGCCATTGCATCGGGTGCGGGTGGTGCTGCCGCTGCGCAAGTTGCCCTTGCAGCGGAGCAGGTAACGCTGGCGGCCACGCAAGCAATTAACGCAGCAGCATCGGCAACCGCCGCCGAATCTGCTCCCGGCTCTATCGGCAATCTCGCGTTACTCCACGCAGTCGCCCTCTCTTTCTAAGGAATCATCATGACCAATACATTTACCGCCCCCTTTGTTCAGACCTACAAGACGCAGTCTGCCATTGCGCCGACAGCCGTTACCGGTATCGGTACATCCAGTATCGTTGGCGCTGTTCCTGTTTGTACCGCTGGTTCTAATGGGGCACTGGTCACTAAGCTGACGGCGATCCCAAGAGCGACGGTTACAGCTTCGTCCCTGGTTCTGTTTCTTGTGAAGTCTTCCGCCCCGACCGTATTCAACCTGATCGATTCCGAGCTGATGGCCGGATACACCCTCGCCTCTACCACTGCCATCCCTGAAACGGTTTTTGGCAACATTAGCGACGACACGCCGATCCGCCTTGAGGCAGGGGACGCCCTCTATGCGGGCTCCCAAGTGGCACTAGCTGCTGGCATAGTTTTTACGGCTCAGTGGGGCAACCTGTAATGGGCAGCCGGGAACTGGGAAATCCGCTAGGCAATCCTTTCGGGTTGCCTAGAAAAGTCGGCGGGGGGCTAAAGCCGATAAATCCGACCATTGTCGATTTCATAAACGGGGCTTCCGGCACTTATACGATTCCTGACGGGTTTTCATTTTTTCGTGTGACGGCAGTTGGCTCCGGAGGTTCTGGCTCCGTGAATGTTGCCAACAGTGGTGGTGGCGGTGGTTTGGCAAGAACCGGCATTCTTCCTGTAGTGCAAGGGCTGGCAATCTCATATAGCGCAGCAGCCATACCTGCCTCTCAGGCGGATGGAAATCCATCTACCGCGTCTTTCGGCGCCGTTTCCCTTACGGGTAATGGGGGCAAGGTATCCGGGGCTGGCGGAACAGGGCTCGGGGGTGACTTCAACTTCACGGGCGGTTCCGGGGTTAAGGCAGGCGGGGGCGGGGCGGCCGGACCTAATTCAAATGGCGGAAATGGCGGAGCCGTCGGCGGGTCTACCGTCGGCGGCTCATCTGTAGATGGCGGCGGTGGTGGCGTAGGATCAGGCGGCTCCACTGTTGGCGCGGGCGGTGGCGGTGGCGTAATGGCTCGGGGAGCCCCTAACGCTACATCAGGAGGTATCGATGGCGGATCTACCGGGGAATACTGGGGGAGTTCAGGGCAACTCCGCGTCGGCATAACCGGAGGGAATGGCGGCAATTGGGGTGGTGGAGGTGGTTGTCGTGCGGTAGGGGCTTCAGGTGGTACTGGCTCAGTAGGCGGCTATGGCGGCGTGAGGATTGAATTATGGTAAAGGTCGAAAACGGTATCGCAATACGCGAGCCACTACCCGCATTCCTTCAAGGCCTGCTGCCTGAATCCCTCGTCGATCTGTCGTGGACCGATCCAACTCTGGGCGTTCAGGACGCTGCCTGGTGGCCAGAGGAAGATGTATCCGGTGAACTGGGCGTCAACAAGAAGTGGGGCGCCGAGGTCCTGACGCTGGATACCGAGCGCAAGGTCGTGCTGGTCAAGCGTAAGCAGGTCGCTATGACGGCCGGCGAGAAGGCGGAGCGGGATGAGTTGATCGCCGCGCAGTGGGCAGACCAAATTGCCGCGCGCCGTTTCGAAGTCGAGACCGGGGGCGTCACCGTGGCGGGCGTAAAGCTCAACACCGAGCGCGACAGCCAGGTGCTGCTCACCGGTGCAGCCTTTGCTGCATCTCTTGACCCCGGCTATCACATAAAGTGGAAGGCAGCGACGGGCTTCGTTGATCTGTCCGCCCAGCAGATTATCGGCGTGGCCTCGGCGGTGCGGGCGTTCGTGCAAAATTGTTTTAATAGAGAAGCCGAGCTATTGGGCGCAGTCGCTGACGGCTCGATCACTGCCGAGATGCTGGAAGAGGGGTGGCCGACATGACCCAGTTCTTGAGCACGTTGAAAACAGAGCAAGTCGGGAAGCGCACTTACGTGCTGTTGGATGAGCTAATCCTTGAAGACGAAGCAGGTACGTTCACCGTGCCCGCCGGTTTCACCACCGACTTTGCCAGCATCAAGGTGCTGCACAACGCCTTTCTATTCGTGCTGTTCGCGCTGGTGTCGGGGTACGGCAACTACGCCGCGACCGTGCATGACTTCCTTTACTCAGAAGGCCAGGTCAGTCGCAAGGAGGCGGATGCTGTGCTGTACCGGGCGCTGCGTGCGGAGGGAGTCGCTCGCTGGAGAGCTTATTTGTTCTGGCTGGGTGTCAGGATAGGCGGCGCCAAACAGTACAACTCAACCCCGACAAGTTCGGGGTTTTCTTCGTCTGGAGATCAATAAATGCCCATCACTGAGCAGCAGCTGCTGCAGATCCTCCCGAACGCCGGCCGCCAAGCCGGCGTTTTTGTTCCTGTCCTGAATACAGCCATGGGGAAATACGGAATTGTCACTCGCTTGCGCATTGCCGCCTTCATTGCCCAGGTCGGCCATGAGTCTGGCCAGCTGACGCGCCTGGTGGAAAACCTGAACTACAGCGCTGAGGGTCTTATGAAGACTTGGCCAAGCCGGTTCGACCTGGTGCGGGCAACGGCAGCAGCCCGTAAGCCCGAACAGATCGCGAACATCGTCTACGGCGACCGCATGGGCAATACCGCGCCGGGTGATGGCTGGAAATATCGTGGCCGCGGCTTGATCCAAGTAACCGGCAAGACGAACTATGCGGCGTGTGGGGAAGCTCTGGGTGTGGATCTGATCAATCAGCCGGAACTGCTGGAGCGGCCCCAGTACGCGGCCCTGTCGGCCGCATGGTTCTGGTCGGTGAATGGCTTGAACACCCTGGCCGATGCCGGCGACCTGGCTAAGATCACTCGCCGCATCAATGGTGGGCTCAACGGCCAGGCCGACCGCCAGGGGCTGTACGACAAGGCGCTGAAGGTGCTGGCATGACGCCCGGGCAGATCCTGGCCGCGATCCTGCTGGCGATGGCCGTCAGCGCCGCCGGTACCTGGCAGGTGCAGGACTGGCGGATGGGCAAGAAGCTCTCCGAGCAGGCCGGCCTGCACCAGGCAGATCTAACGACAATCGGCAATGCCGCCGCCGCCCAGGCCCGCGCCGAGCAGGACAAGCGCCTGGGCCTAGAAGGCCGTCTTCAATCTATAGACGAAGCGCATTTCAAGGAATTTAGTGATGCACAGAAAAATATTTCAAGGCTGCGTGATCGCCTGGCTACTGCTGATCTGCGGCTGTCAGTCCTTCTCGACGCCGCGGATTCAGCCAGTGGCTGCAACGTGCCTTCCACCCCCGGCGCCGTCGGCGTGGTTCATGGAGCCGCGCGAGCCCGACTTGACCCAGCGCATGCTCAACGAATTATCGGCATCACCGATAGCGGCGACCAAGGACTGATCGCGTTACGGGCGTGCCAGGCGTATGTCAGGGCTGTGTTGCGTTAA